CAGACAATTATCAATGATGAATATGTCAACATTATTTAGGAGTAAGACATGAAGTTATTTATCGAAGATCCAATAGAAATCAAATACTTGTTGGAGATACTTGACTATGACAAGTCATATATACGCTTACGTATGGACGAACACATGAAACACAACACAAAAGACTTTGACGAGTTTGTGGAAATAGACGATATGCTCTGTTGTAATGACTCATTAACTTACAGGCTTGAGCAATTGGCAGAGAGAAAAGGACTAGAACTATGATCGGTGTTAATACAACATATGTAGTGCAGTTATATGATGATGTTTGGTCGCAAGTCTTTACAACAGACGACGTAGACGAAGCGAAGTACTACGTGCAAACAAAGCGGGACAATGGTAAACGTTATCGAATTGTCAAGTATACAGAGGAAGTTTTATGAAGGGTGAATGTAATCTGTTTGACGTAGAGATGCTGGTTGACTTAACAGTAGAGTTTACCAACGAGGATGGCTTGATCATTCTTGACAGCGTCAAGTGGTATGACAGCGAACTAGTGGAGATGATTAGTCCATACGTCTACGATAAAATTGTTGAACATATTGTTGACGAAGAACTGTGAGCTGTGTTTATAATCTATACAGAAAGCATAAAAGTTTAATTTATAAATATTATCTTATAAGGTATTTAACCTATGAGTATCTCTAAAGAACAGAAGATTAATGAACTGATTGAGCGTCAGCTTGAGATGTTAACAATCACTGAAGCGATGAACATTGCAGGGACATTCTTCATGGACTTGTTAGACGCAATGGACGACGAAGAGATTGACGAACTTTACAGCGACATGGGAGCAGGCAGACATGGCCTTCACTAATACACACCAACCTTGTCCTGACTGTGACAGCAGTGACGGGTTAGCGTACAACGAAGACGGCTCAAGTAAGTGTTTTGTTTGTGATAAGTACACACCAGCCGACAAGGTTAACGTACGGGATAACGTACGAGAGCTAGGATCTATCAGCGATGCACCTAAGCCATCGTTCAGCCAGACAGAGCACCGCTTAATCACAGCGGAGTACCGTACTATCACTGACCGTTTAATCACAGGAACAACGGCGAAGAAGTACGCAGCACTCAAGCAGGGTGATGTTACAACATTCGGTTACTTCAATCCTGATGATCCAACAAAGCCAGTAGCGGCGAAGGTACGTAACCCTGACAAGCGGTTCAGTATCGTAGGTGACTGGAAGAGTGCAGGCTTGTACGGTCAGCACCTGTTCCCTGAAGGTGGAAAGTACATCACTATCGTTGAAGGTGAGTACGATGCGCTAGCCGCACACCAAATGACTGGCTCCAAATTTCCTGTAGTGTCCGTCCGTAACGGCGCTTCTTCGGCGGCAAAGGATTGTCGCCTTTTTTATGATTGGCTGAACAGCTTCGAGACTGTAGTGATTTGTTTCGATGCTGATGAGCCGGGACAGAAGGCAGCAAAGGAATGTGCTGACCTGTTCGGTAACAAGGCAAGGATTGTTAAGCACGTTAACGGCTACAAGGATGCGTGTGATTATCTTGTAAACAATCAATCGGAGATGTACACCAAAGCGTGGTGGTCTGCTAAGCCTTACACACCTGAAGGTATCGTTGGTGCTGGTGAGCTACGTGACCTGATCAAAAAGCCATTACAGAAAGCCAAGGTACAGTACCCATTCGAGGGACTGAACAAACACCTGTACGGTATACGTACCGCAGAGTTGGTTACGATCTGTGCAGGCTCTGGACTAGGTAAGTCAACGCTACTGCGTGAGATTGTTAGTTCTATCATGGCACAGTCTGACGATAACCTAGGGCTGATGTTCCTCGAGGAGACACCTGAGCGTACCATGCGTGGGCTGGTAGGTCTTGAGTTGAACAAACCTATCCACCTACCTGACTGTGAGTACGACGATCGAGACATTGATCTTGTCTACGATACGATGGACTATGAAAATCGTGTCTATCTCTGGGAGCACTTCGGTAGTAACGAGATAGAAAACGTACTGGGCAGGATGAGATACTTCGTCAAGGTCTTGGGTGTGAAGTACATTATCCTCGATCACGTGTCGATACTGGTATCTGATCAGAGCAACGGTGACGAGCGACGTGCTTTGGATATGATCATGACTAAGCTGCGAACGTTCGTACAGGAGATGGGAATATGTATGTTCCTTGTCAGCCACCTACGCAGGCCAGAAGGGAAGCAATTGGAGGACGGTGCAGTGACTAGCCTTGGTATGTTACGTGGCTCAGCGTCGATTGCACAGCTGTCTGATGCGGTCATTGGTGCTGAGCGTAACAGTCAGAGCGATGATCCTATTGTTAGAAACACAACCGTACTGCGTGTGTTGAAGAACCGATACACTGGTAAGACAGGCAAGGCATGTGAAGTTTTCTACAACGAAGCAACTGGACGACTGACACAACGAGAGGAGAAAGCTAATGATATTCTGTAAGCTAGCTAAGAACGAACAGAGTTTGTGCGAATCTATCGCAAAGAAGCGTTATGAAAATGCAAGAGAGAAAGGTTTTCACAAATCTAAAATCATGGATGTAAACTCACACACGACACTTGATGTAGACGGCGTGGGTTCTGAGATGGCAGCTGCTAAGGTTCTTAATGTGTACTATGATATTGAGACAGACTTTCAAGCTAATGAATTACCAACACACGACCTGATGTACAAAGGCAAGACGGTTGATGTTAAAGCAACCAAGTACAAGACAGGCAGACTGATTGTAATGCCTCATAAAAAGCACGACCAATGTGACTTGTACTTGTTAGTAGTGGGGGAGTTTCCTGAGTACTATGTTGTCGGTGCTGCCACCTTCGATGAGATAGTACAAGAGGAAAACTGGGGTGATCCTTTTGGTAGAGGTAAACCCGCATACTTTTTAGATCAGCATAAGCTGACACCTGTTGAGGAATTAATCGAATGAGATGTAAAGCGTGTGACGTAGAGCTAACAGACTACGAAGCAACCAGACGGTACGCAATCAGTCAAGAGTTTGTAGACTTGTGCAACGGATGCTTCGCTGTTACATTGGACGACAGCGATGTTGTTGACCGTGCAGATCTACGCACACTCGCAGACGTAGAGGAGATGATATACCATGAGCAAGATTGGGAGTTGGATATTGGAACAGGAACGGTTGATGGAGACTTATCAGAGATACCATCATGATCCTGAGCAGAATGAATTGAACGAGGCGTACTATGAGTACCTGTTACTTGGACATAGAAACAAGCTTGGATCACTCAACGATCTGGTGTGCCGTTACGAAGGTGAAGAACAAGATCCAAGTGCACACTGGACCAGATTCCTTGAGGAGTGTGCTGAATGAAGCAGACCAAGTTGTTGGGCATAACCTTATCGGATTCGACTGTCGTGTCCTTGATACTGTTTGGGACGTACGCATTCCTAGGGAGCGTGTTGTGGATAGCCTCTACCTATCCCGCCTGTACAACCCCAGCCAAGAAGGCGGGCATTCCCTGCGAAACTGGGGAGCAATCCTTGGAGGAACAGGAAAGCTTGACTTTACAGACTACGACGGTGGACTAACAGACGAGATGATCGAGTACTGTATAGCTGACGTTGAACTAACTGAGCGTGTATATCGGTGGTTAGTATTGCAGCTACTCAAGGAAGGTTTCTCTTGGGACTGTATCAATCTTGAGCATCGTGTAGGCTGGATCGTGACTGAGCAGGAGCAGAATGGTTTTAAGCTTGACGTACCGTATGCTGAGAAGCTGATGATGGATCTTATGTTTGAGATGAACAACATCGAAGCAGAGCTGCAGTCTATCTTTCCACCCATCGTTGAAGAGCGTTGGTCTGAAAAGACAGGCAAGCGTCTGAAAGATAAAGTCACCGTGTTTAACCCCGGCTCACGTAAGCAGATAGCAGAGCGACTACAAAGTCTTGGTGTTAAGTTCACCAAGAAAACTGAGAAGGGTAATATCATTGTCGATGAGAAGGTACTCGAAGGTATCGACAGACCAGAGGCTAAAGCTGTTGCACGTTACATGATGTTGCAGAAGCGAGTAGCTCAGATCGATTCATGGTTGAAAGCTGTGAAGGACGATGGTAGAGTACACGGCAGAGTCATTACCAACGGAGCTGTGACAGGACGCATGACACACCAATCACCTAACATGGCGCAAGTACCAGCAGTATCTGCACCATTCGGTACTGAGTGTCGCTCATGCTGGACAGTAGACGAAGGTAACAAGCTGGTGGGGATTGATGCTAGTGGACTAGAGCTACGCATGTTGGCTCACTACATGGAAGATGAAGAGTACATAAATGAATTACTCACTGGCGATATTCATACGGCTAATCAACGAGCAGCAGGACTTGAGAGCCGCCCTCTTGCAAAGACATTCATATACGCGTTTTTGTATGGGGCCGGAGATGCTACGATCGGAGCTATCGTTGGAGGAAATAGCAACACTGGAAGAAAACTTAAAGAAACATTTCTATCTAACACGCCGTCTCTTGAAAGACTTAGAGGAACTATACTCGAGCAGGCTGCAGGAGGCGTACTTGATGGACTCGATGGACGAAAGCTAAGAGTCAGATCAGAACATGCTGCCTTAAATACTTTACTGCAAGGTGCAGGGGCTATTGTTATGAAGCAAGCTTTGGTACACTTGTCAGATAGATTGAAGAACATACCACATAGATTTGTAGCAAACGTACACGATGAGTGGCAGATTGAAACGACTGCCCACTACGCTGATACCGTAGGTAGGATCGGTGTACGTGCAATCAGAATCGCCGGTGAGACACTCAGCCTACGGTGTCCTTTAGACGGCGAGTATAGAGTAGGTAACAATTGGGCTGAAACTCACTAGGAGAAAACTATGACAGCTAACAAACTACCACCCATCACTGTACGTGGAACTGTTTACTGGTGTGAGCGTAACAAACTCAACAAGTTCAGTAACAAATATCAGGTGCAGCTTGGCAACCTTAGCGAGAAAGCTATCGAAGCTATCGAAGAGATGGGTATTGCACCTAGCAACAAAGGCGACGAGCGTGGTTTCTTTATCACGATGAAGAGCAAAAACCCTATGCGTCTCACTGATGAGAACGGCGTAGAAATTCCTGAAGATGTACTGATTGCGAATGGCTCTGAAGCTGTCGCTGTCGTGGGCTACTACGACTGGTCAGTAGGTACAGGACGTTCTCCATCGATGATTAAGATGAAGATCACAAACTTGATCGAGTATGCCGATAACTCAATCTCTGAAGCAGAGGCATTGTGATCCTGATCGACGGAGACATAGTGGCTTATCGTTGTGCATTCAAGTGCAACGATGAGTCAGTCAAGACTGCCTGTTATACTACGGGCAGTTTCTTGTCTGAGCTGGTAAGCGATCTGTACACACAGATAGAAGGCGAACCAGACTACCGTGTCTACCTGACAGGTAAAGGCAACTTCCGTAATGACGTAGCCGTTACTGCGCCTTACAAGGGTAACCGTAAGGACAAAGAAAAGCCTGTACACTTGGAGGCTATACGCCAGTACTTGATAGAGGATTGGAATGCTGTTGTATCAGAAGATGAGGAAGCTGATGACTTGATTGCTATCGACGCTACCTCTACTCCTGACAGCATCATCGTCAGTCTCGACAAGGACTTTCAACAAGTACCGTGCAGGCATTACAACTTCAACAAACGTGAACTTACTTCTGTTAACGAAGAGGAAGGACTGTTATTCTTTTACCGTCAGATCATCATGGGCGACAGAGCTGATAACATTGTCGGTGTGCATGGTATCGGTGATAAAAAATCTCAGAAGCTTCTCGAAGGATTGACAGAGATAGAGATGTTCAACAAGTGTGTTGAGTTGTTAGAGTCTGAAGAGCGTGTCATCGAGAACGCTAGGCTGCTCTGGCTACGACGTGAACCTGAACAGATGTGGGAAAGACCAAGTGAAGAAGAGAACTAGACGTAACTTACCAAGAGGTTTTGATAGTTGGTTTGAGTATGATCTACATCAGAAGCTTAAACTTTGCGAGTACCACTCTTGCGGTATAACATACACGCAGGTGCGAACATACGAGCCTGACTTTATCTATCGGCAAGGTGATAACACCATATACATAGAAGCTAAGGGGAGGTTCCGTGACCGCGCAGAGGCGAAGAAGTATGTTGACATTAGCCGATGCCTTGGGGAGAAGGAAGAGCTGGTATTTATCTTCCAAAACCCACGCACTCCAATGCCCGGAGCAAGACGTAGAAGTGACGGGACAAAATACACCATGCAAGAATGGGCAGACAAACAAGGTTTCGAATGGTACACACCAGAAACCTGTCCTGCTGGATGGAGTAAAAAGCAATGACGAGACACCTAGTAATACCTGACACGCAAGTCAAGCCTGACATGTCTAACGAGCATCTGTACTGGGCTGGTCGCTACGCTGCAGCAACAAAGCCTGACGTTATCGTTCATCTGGGGGACCACTGGGACATGCCAAGTCTCAGTAGCTATGACGTTGGGAAAAAGTCGTTCGAGGGACGGCGGTATACACGTGACATTGAAGCTGGCATTGAAGCTATGAATCAATTCATGCTGCCTATCCGTAAAGAACAAGAGCGACTACGTAGTAACAAGAAGAAAACTTGGACACCCCGGTTAGTATTTTTGTTAGGTAACCATGAACAACGGATCGACAGAGCTATTGAAGCTGATCCAAAACTAGAAGGATTAATGAGCTATGATCATTTCTTATTGGAAGAAACCGGCTGGGAAGTTATCCCTTTTCTACAACCAATCATCATCGATGGTATCGCGTACTGCCACTACTTCACGAGCGGTGTCATGGGCAGACCAGTCACCTGTGCAAAACTCATGCTCCAAAAAAAGTTCATGTCCTGCATCATGGGACACGTCCAAGACAGAGACATAGCCTACGCACGTAAAGCTGACGGTAGTAACATCACTGGATTGTTTGCTGGTATTTATTACAACCACGATGAGGACTACTTAAACCCTCAGACCAACGGAAGCTGGTCGGGAATATGGATGCTCAACGAGATAAACGACGGCTCATTTGATGAGCTGCCTGTGAGCATGAACTATCTTCAAAGGAAATACGGAGATAGATAGTGGACTACTTTATATTAGCCATCATCTGTTTTGGATATGGCTATGTTATCGGTCATCATGTAGGATCTGAAGGACACAGAGATGAGTATAGATAATGCAACACCGAAAGACTGGGACAACGCTCACAAAAGACAAGTGGGCGGCAACCATTACGCACGTTATAACATTCAACCTATTGATTTTATTATCGACAATAACCTTGACTGGTGTGAGGCTAATGTAGTAAAGTACATCACCCGGTGGCGTGACAAGAACGGCATCGAGGATCTTCGCAAAGCGATGCACTACATACAACTATTAATAGAAAGGGAACAGGCACTGTAATGGACGCATATCAACAATACATTCACAAGTCCCGTTACGCACGTTACCTGCCAGATGAGCAGCGACGTGAGACATGGGAAGAAACAGTCAACCGTTATTTAAACTACTGGTGTGACCGTGTAGAACTAAACGAGTTTGATCAGTCAGAGATTTTTCAAGCTATCCACGAACTTGACGTTATGCCTAGCATGAGAGCGCTAATGACTGCTGGCGATGCTCTTGACCGTGACAACGTAGCTGGCTTTAACTGTAGCTACCTACCTATCGATCATCCCAAAGCGTTTGATGAGATGATGTACGTCCTGATGTGCGGTACAGGCGTAGGTTTCTCTGTTGAACGACAGTACGT